GTTGCCGATCTTGTTCGGCAGTGTTATCACTTGTCGTGAGTTTTCTGACAGGCATATATGACGTTGTGAGGAACTTATTTGCTAATCCGAGAGGGATAGTGTACAAATACTTCCAAACATACCCATCAGAGGTCTCAAATGCAAGCGTAGAGAACCCTGTTGGTTTAACTGTAGACGTGACACCTTTATTATTAAAGAGGCATATGTAAACGTTCAGTTGGTCTGTGAGGACATAGTACGCACGGTCATACATGTCTTCATCAGTATCACGCCACATTGAGTAAACTGTTCCTGATACCCAGTTATGTCGAGTTGTCACAGAACATATATCATTTACTCCAACTTTTTTAGCACCAAACATTTCTCGGTGCGTTTGATAATTTAATCCTTGAGCATTATCCTGAACGACATCTGGGTTTGGTTCATTCGACCAATCTTCAGTTCTACCTACACCAACATAAAGTATTGTTGATTGTTTTGTTGTGCTTGTATCATCATTGAAATCCCCAGAAGCAATGGTAGCATCTTCAATGAATGCTTCTGCATTATTGATTGATAATTCTTTTGTTGGGTATCTGTATATTATTGCCATTATCCTACCTGAAAGTAAATGTTTGCACTACTTGCCGAAGATGTGTAATACAAATTAGCAGTAGAAATAGATGTGTTAGACCACTTGGTTGTAGTATTTGCAAAAGTTGTATTCGATACCTTATTTAGTCTCATTGTATAGAAAGTAGATGGGGCGATCGCAATAATTATTTCGCCACTATTAGCGTAATGCGATGTCAACGAAGTACCAGTTCCAACTATATTAAAACTGTTTTGTGTCACAGCAATCGTACCATTTGCCTTCGATCTTCTCTTACTTTCGTTCGCTGTGGTTACATTAAGGAATGCGTTAGACTGTAATGAATATTTTCCAAATAATGCTTGTCCAGCTGGATGCACTAATTTTAAAGCAATATCTCTATATCGTGCAAGTGCTACTGGTGCGATAATTTCGTATGAGAACTCTTGATAGAATCTACTATCCTGAATAATGCCACGACTTGTTGATAGATGACTCTTTGAAGAAGCATAATATCCTTCTGAGTTAGCAGCACCCAACAGAGATATAGTACCAGTCGCTGCTTCTGCCAGATTTCGATCAGATGCACTGATCGTAACAACCTCACCTTGTTTGTGATTAAATCCAGAATCAGAAACACGAAGAGTTTTGATAGAACCATTTGCACCAATAGATGATGACACAACAGCATTGTCACCAATCGTTCCGTTGTCTATTAAAGATACAAGTTTTGCATTTCCATCATTAGTTTTTGTTCTAGTGTCTCGTGTCAAACCACCTTGTGTATATGAACCAGCGTATGTTTGAATTTGAATCGCTGTATTACTAGAGAAATTTGCGATCTTACCTAACTCTTGCCATACTCTTACTGAAGTTTCGTAGGTATTGTTGGCAAGTTGGGTAACTTTGATGATTTCCCCTGCTGTGTTGGAACCCATAACATATGCTTGTGCGCCAGTGTTTGCCTGAACTATTTTATCACCAGCAGATAGAATCGTGAAGTTTGAGTTTCCAGTTGAGAAATTTACGTTATTATTATGTAATGTGATAGTGAACTGTTTTATTTCTAGTGAAGAAATATCGTTATCTCTAACAGTTATCGATGGTGATGTACGATATCCTGAACCTGCATTTACAGATGACAATGATTGAACACTACCAACATTATAAGATTTAAACGCAAAAGAGTCCGCTAGTCTTGTATGCACATCTTCAGTTAAAACATTTGCAGTCCTATTTTTAGCAACACCGACTACTGTAGCAGAACCAACCTTACGAACATTCTCGTTATTTGCAAATGCTTTTATTGGTCCACTTGAAAACTGACTTGTTAGATTTGATGTAGAGTTTGCTGATAAGTGGACAAAGGTATTTGCTAGTGTTGTACCGATTACTTTAGTTACAGTTCCAAATGCTTTAGATGTTACACCAACCAATTCATCACCAACAGAAATGGTAAACGTGTTTGCGATAGTCAATACATGACTGCCGAAAGTGTTTGCTGAGTATGATGTCACATTTCCAACAGTAACTGCACTGGCACCTGAATTGAAATTCATATTCAAACCTTCAAGTGCAGTAAACTTTTTATATCCAGTAACTTTTAAATATGCGTTGCCAGCAGTACCACTGATAATAGACTGAACCGTCGCATTTGATAATGAACTATTTCCAAATAAGGAAGCACCAACAGGTATCGTTTTTGTATTAGCAACACGCAATACAGAGTTCGCATATTCGTGATAGTCTGTTCCACTTGGGGTTCCTTCAGTCACTGTTTCTGGGAATCCATATCGAGGTGCAGCAATAATTGTATTAGCAAACAATCTCATTTGCCGTAGTTTGCCATCGGTATTCGTTATGCGTGGCGCAAAGGTAGCAAACTCTGTGAAGTTGTTAATTCTATCGGCATTAATAAACACCGCAAAAGAATTAGTCAGATCTGTTGAACCGATAGAAAATGACGCATCAGTTCCAAGTCCACCTTCGATAGTAATTTCAGTTCCTGGTGCAGATGTAGATGGTCTATAACCAGAACCACCATCGTCAAGAGTAAATGTCAACGCACCGTTCAGTTGCTCTGTACTTGTTACGATAACCTTTCCAAATAATCCATTTTCAGCAGAAATCAAATCAACCACATCACCTGCCTCATATCTTGCACCACCTGATGATATCGTAATTTGACTAATACCAACATTAATGTTTGGTGTTTGTCCAGACGAATTGGTATCACTATCAAGTCTTATGTTTTCTTTTTCAGTGAATTCTCCAACTATGTTAGATAGAAGAATTTGCATAATATCTTTATCTTCAATTCTTCTTCTTACTATATCTTCGACAAGAGCAGTTGCGCCTGACTGCAATCCGACAATACCTTTACCAATTAACGAGTAATTATTGTCATCATATACAGTTGTAACATACCTGTCAATTCTCCAATCCCCATCAGAAATCATGAGAACTTGATCGGCAGGTAGATTAAGATCAATGTCCTCACCAAACACCGCACGGAACATCAACTTATATGCTTCGAATGTTCCTCGTGACTCGTTAAAAAACTTTACATTTTTGACTGCAAGTTTCTTATCTGCTAATATACTTGTCGGAACAGAGGGTAAAAATGTTGTTGTGAAGTAATCTATGAATGCATCAGTCGTTTCGCTAATATCTCGATAATCTTCAAGATTGCGAATACCATCTGTCATCTGATCTGTTGTTTCCATCCACGCATAATATGCCTCTATAAACTGAAGAAACTCTGGACCTTCTTCCTTATAGAATGCTGGAAACTGAGACGCTACCAGTTTTGATATTTTGTCATTGACTGCCATTATTCAAACTCGCTGATTGCTGTTACATCTGCATCAACAGATTGCATAATTAGTATCTGTTCTCTAACAGGTGTCACATCTAAACTATCTGGTGTTACATTTATTTCTATCTGAGAACCAACCAGACTCGTTGGTTTGAAATCAGAAAGACTAATTTTTCCAGTGTCGTAATCTATTGTTCCTATGTTACTCTCTTGAATCACCTTTGTATTCGTGTCGTCAAACCGATACACTCTAACTGTCCCTAAACCGTCATCATCAAAGAAACAGTTGAAAGTCTCATAAACAAACTGAGTTGAAGAGAGAGTCGATGTTTTAATTTTATTATTAAACAATATCACAATACTCTGAGAAACATTTAGTAATGGAATTATTTTCTTTTGCATTTGAATCGATGCATCAGTGTTTAATATCTCTGCTACTGTTAGATTGTCTAGAGATCTAACAAACCGAGAGAATCTAAATCTCTTATCAAACTGTTCTAGATTATTCGTAGAGAAGTCTGCAATCGCTGACAGCGCACTAGTCTCAACTTCTGAAGTCGTTGCGGAGCTAGTAGTTCTATTATAAAACACCTTGATAGTTGGAATGATATAGGTGTATTCTGGATCAATCATAACTGGATCCACACCTAGTGGCGTCCTATCAATTATAGATGTTTTGATAGATGCCTTTTTATTCTCTGTTGATTGCAAAGCACCAACAGGTTTCAACGCAATAAACACCTTTCCATAAACTGCTGGATCTGCAAGTTCTCCACCAAAGGCAGTTACAGATTGAATATCAGAGTTTTCTGATGATATGATTCTTTCGTAGTCGTTCTTTATGATAGCACGATTCTGAGTTTGAAAGTTTCTTGGCGCGTTGAATTTGATAGAAGAAATACTTTCAGAGTCACTACCACCAGATGATGCTTTATTTGTCACAATAGCAACAGAGGTATATGACACACCAAGATTTAAATTGTCTACAGAAAATACACTTGCACCATCTGTATCTGATGCATTACAAACTAGATATTCTACGATGACAATGTTTCCATTCTTCACAGGTTTACCTAAAATCCCTGGACTAAAAACAATTTCGTATTTTTTATCTGCCGACTCTTCTAAGAAATATATCGGTGAATTAGAAGAAACTTGATTCGTATTTGTTGCCTGAAGATACTCTGTTGTAGTTGTATCCACACTAGACTCTTGCACCGTAACTTTAATGCTTGAGGTGTCTATATTTGCATTCGGTAAAATGTATCTTACTGGATTGGTTGTGCTCACAGTAAATCGATGTGTTAGTGGTGTTCCTTCTTTGATGATAACAGAAGTGCTGTAAGTGTTAGAAATATTTAAAACAGTCTTTGCTGTAGGAACAACATAAGTATACGAGACATCATCAACGGTTGTTGTAAATGTCGCATTACGAGGTATCGTAAACTGACTGGTTGTATTTGCTATACCTGTGAAGGTCAGACTAACATTTGCCTGAGAACCAATCGCAGATGAAGGTAGATACCCCAGTTCCTTCGCACGTGAAACAACTGAGTCCCTTTGTTGTGCGGTATCCAAGAACATCTCGTTAGCAAGCATATTCAAATAGAATGCATTATAATGAGTATTATATGCAAGAACATCTAAGAGGGTCGATAATGCTGATCCCTCAAAGTTATAGTCTTGGAATTGATCTTGTGTGCTTAGATAACTTTTAAGATTTGTTCGTATATCGTCGAAATCTACTTCAGTTACCTTCAGATATGTATTTGCGGTAGCCATTACCTTACTCTTTCTAGAATAATGCTTAAATTAATCGGTTCGTTTGGTCTGTTTTTGATTCGAAAAATAATAGTCGCTTCTAAACTATTACGATCTGGATCTTCTTTTATGTTTACTGTTTGCAAAATTACACGTGGTTCATAGTTTTCTATGACCTCGCCAATTGCGTTTTCCATAATCTGTTTGGTCGCTGGAGTAAATAACTCAAACAACATATAACGAATAGAACAACCGATATCAGGTTTGAATGGTCGCTCGTAAAAATTAGTAAGGACCAAAGACTTTACTGATTGTTTAATTGCTTCATCATCGGTTTTACGCTGCAAATTTCCAGTAACTGGATGTGCTTTGAATCCTAGTGCAATATCGCTGAAGAAAGCTGACTTTGGTTCTGCCATTTATCTATCCGTTTTTTAAATTTTGTATCTCTGCTCTACGTTCTTTACAAAGTTTTGCTATCTCAGCAAGTGCCTTTCGAGCACGTGTTCCAGCTGATTTGTTACCACTAGCAAACTTCTCGCTTTCAAAAGTATACGTTTCAAATAAATTTACTATAGAATCATGAGTATTCATAAAAAAATCCTTGACATCAATTCGCGTTTACGTTATAATAAGGATGTCCCCTTTAAGATAGAGAACAGTTAGTTTAGTCTATTTATACTATCCACCAGCAAAAACATTTATACTTCCTGCTGCAACTGAAGTACATGCACTAATTGCATCACCAATTCTTCCTGCGCCTTTTCCATTTACTTTTACGGTCGATGATCCTGCAGCAATAGGTGCTTGATGCGAAGGACATGGAGATCCTGGAACCAGATGTCCTGTGTTTACATCACCTTGTCTAGACCAAGGAATGTTATTAACAAAAACATTTGAAGAACCCTGTAATCGAGTCATATCTGAACAATGAGGTACATCCGCATCACCAATTCTAGTTGCTGCTGGCATTAGTTTTTCTCTCTTTCCATTAGTTCTTTTAATTTAGTATTATATGTTTCAATTAATGCATGATCTTCTTCTGTGTGTGGTGGTTCAGGCCAATATGGTTTAAAACTAATTAAATTATCAAAATTTGTTGGTATATCATTGTAATCATTATATTCAATTACATTACCATTATTCAGTATTTTAAATTCGCCCTTCATTAGTTCAGATCAATTCTTATTGCATCAACATCATATGTTTTATCAATTTGCAATACAGAATCACCACCAACAACTTCTGTCACATTATCTGAAACATTTACAGTTCTAGCACCAGTAACTATCGTTGCGTGTATGCTTCCTTGATCTTGAGCATATGATTCTACAACATTACCTTTTACAACCTCTGTTTTATTTCCATCAACCTGTATATCCCAGTTACCTTTAATGTAAGTGGTGCAGTTCTGATCAATTGTTAGATTACAACTACCTTTTATATTTACATCGTTGCCTTTAGCAACAATCATATAGTTTTCTCCAACTACACGTGTTACTTTAGTTCCATCAGGTTGAACCTCATAGAATGTACCACTTTTGTGATACTCGTGTATTCGTTCGTTGTCTGCAGTATCATCAAACTCTTTGATATGACCCGACTCAGTTTCTTTTACATGATTGTAAGGATACGTTGCGTTGTAAGCATATGATCGTTCATCCCACTTATCTGA